CTCAAGATCCAGGCCGGCATTGCAGCAGGCCAGTACAAGGTCTGGGCGGCTTTCGGAGATGCTTCCAATGCCTCGTCAGGGACGATTACTTTCGTACTTCGGGACAGCAATGGGACGTTCTTGACGAAGTCCGGACTTGCTGCTACGAGCGCGGGTCAGTTCTATGATATCAACGGCACACTCTATACTTCGGGAGCGAATTGGGCGGCTGCGGCGGATGGAGCAGGAACAGCTTTCACGTTTACTACTACTGATACGACCAACGGTAACGGAGGCCCATTCATTTTCCTGGATATCGGGAACGGCACTCAAGCTACTCCCTTATCGCACTTTGCGGTTCAGTACTTGGGCAGCGGCGCTGCGGCTCCTATTCTGATGGGTGGTATATGTCTCTGAAATCCCTCAAGCGTCACTTCGGTTGGCTTATGATCGACCACTCAGCCAGCCCCGGGATTCCTGAAGACGTTGCCCTTAAGATCGGCCTGCCGCCGCAGCAAGTAGCTGAAGGCAAGAAAACAGAGTTTGACACAGTTTCTTGCTGTCACTGCGGCGGCCACGTTGTTAGGGTCTATCTTACTTGTACCCGCGAGACCGCCCCGCCGTACGAGTACTGCAAGATCTGCGATCATTACATTTGTAGGGTGTGCGCGTTTAAGCGCACTCTCCCTGATTACGTTCATCACACAAGGGCCGATCTATCTATTTCGCTCGTCGTTCCATAGGAGCCTCTCATGTCACGCCGATTGTTCTCAGTCCCTTCCTTCACGCCGACTGCAACGGCTGACACTACGGCCATTGCGAACGGTACTCACATGACAGTTGCCGCTAACTCTGCTACACAGCAGATATTTGTGACGGAGCTTTTCATCCAGGGTCTCGGCACTTCAAGTACCAATATCAATAACAACCTGTTCGCTCGTAATTCGACGCTGTTTAGCGCCGGCACGCCGACAGCACTCGCTGCGCCTGCCTCAGACGGTCCGATCGCTGGTATCGCCACCGCCCCCACGACTCTAGCGATCACCTGCACGGCCGCAACGACTCCAGGGCAGCGCTCCGCGCTTACGACCTCTTCACGTCTGATGCTCTCGATTAATGCGCTGGGTGGAATCGCCCGATGGAAGCCCGCTGACCTAAGCGAAGCTTGGTGGATCAACGGCCAGACCGCCTCGACTACAGAGTCGAGTCTCTCTGCTTCGAATGCCGCCGGTACAACGTCCGCTGCTCAATCTGCGACGATCATGTACGAAGTGCTCTGATGGCGTTATTGACCGTCTCTGCTCCAGGGCAATCAGTCCTCAGCGGCTCTCGATGGGATATCGCTAAGACATTACTCGAAAGCGGCACCTACCTCATTTGGGGGCAGGTGAACTATGATATGATAGGAGCAACGGTCACGGAACTTCGTGCAGGACTTTCAGTGAAGTCAGCGACATTGCCGACGCAGTCAGGAGATAATGTCATTGGCCCTGAGGCTCTATCGATAAATCCGATAGCTCAGAGCCTATTGACAGGGACGGTCACACAGCAATGCGGACCTACGCTTCTGGCCCTTCCATCTAGTGGATGGCTGTATCTCGTCGCGCAGCCTACCTTTAGCCTAGGGACCGTGAGCGTCTACGGGACGATCTTCGCTATCTTGAGCGGTGCGAATTTCAACTATATTCCAGGAAGTTAAAATGGCCCTTGGCTTCTGGCAAACCATCGGAACTCTTCAGGCGGCAGGGACCGCGATAACTGCTGCTGCCCGTACCTCTATGACGGCAGGCTCTACTCAGGCACGAGTCACGCTGCCGGCAAGTTCAATCAAGACCTTGGGAGACATGATCCGTGTCGAGGCGACCGGAATTATCTCGTGCGTGGTGACGACTCCAGGTACGGCGCGATTCGATCTGGCAGTAGGAGCCACGCTCGGTTCTGCAATCATGGACACGCAGGCAATGCCGCTGAACATCGTCGCGCGTACCAATGTCCCGTGGTTTCTGACTATGCTAGGAACAGCACAGACAGTAGGAACTGCTGGACTATTCACTTGGACTGGTTCGTGGCTATCGGAAGCTTTTGTAAACACCGCCATCCAAAGCTCTGCAGCAGGACCAGGCCCCGGCGGAACGATGATTCCGTGGAGCGGAACAGTAACCGGCGCCTCTACTGCTGGCGCGGCTTTCGACATGACCGTCAACCAAATACTCGATCTCAACTTTACACAGACGGTTACTACTGGTTCCTGTCAATTGAAGCAGCTTAATATTTCAATCTTGACTGCTACGGGGTTCTAGATGCTTCGTCGTCGCCCAGGCCGTTTCCCATACCCGAAAACCACACTCGGGCAGCCCGCAGTGGGTGCTGGCCCGACGGGAGAAACAGCCCGTGCGCCTCTCTATGTAACTCGCCCGTGGAAAGAGTGGCCGACTCCGGATGTCTTTCCAGGCCCTGTATTCCGCACCGTAGTCGAGCCGCCGAAGTCGATTCCTGCACTGGTCGAGCCCACCTTCATGAGGAAGTGGCCGGCGCTACTGGATATCTTGCCGAACGTCGCGATATTGGCTGCCGCTGCAGCTCATGTCTCGCCGGCGCTGATCGACCCAACCTTCTACAAGCGTGCCTCGCCTCAGATCGAGCAGTCGGTTAATATCGCCGTTAATCTACAGACACAGAGGCCTGCTGGAACATATATAGAGCCGACACGCTGGCGGCCGACTCCGTTACCTCCAGAGATATTTCCTAACCTCGCGGCTCTGATAGCACTACCAGTCTATGTTCCTCCGCCGCCGATCGAGCCTAAACAGTGGAAGACACCTACTCCGCAGATTGATTCGCTATTGAACATAGCTGCGGCGACGTTTGTCGCGCCTGTTCCGCTCCCGCCCGTTCCTATCGAGCCCTTGATCTGGCGGCCAGTGCCGCCCCAGATCGACGTTATTACCAACGTTCCGTTGCTGCTTTCTCCAGCTATCGGCAACGTCACCACGTGGCAAGACCTGCCGAGCGGTAAGTGGCTAAACATTGACCTTTATCCGAACGTTGCCGTTAGGGTTATTCCTCCTGGCCCCACGCCCCCTCCGCCGATTGAACCGACCTTCTATCGTAAGTGGACGTGGCCGCCTGAGCTCTTCCCCAACATCGCCGCGAAGGCTACGCCTGCAGCACCAGTTCTAATCTCTCCAACACCTGAACCAACGTTCACACATCGTTGGACGCTGCAGATGGATTATTACCCCAACATTGCAGTAATGATTCCGCCTATCGTGCCAACCGGCTTGCATGAAATCGGCCTCGGGTTTAACTGGTTCCGTTTGGGTGGGCGAGTAGGAGGTAACTGATGAACCGAGTTATCCTTCCGCCCAAGCGCCTAGGCGAGACTATTATTCCGAATCCTTCGCCATTTAACTTTACATCTCAATTGGCTGTTGGAGAGACCATTAGTAGTGCTACAGTTACTGCCTCCGTTTACACCGGCGTGGACGCTAACCCTAGCGCTATAATTAGTGGTTCTGCTACGATTAGTGGCGCAGTTGTAAGTCAAAAGATCACAGGAGGAGTCTTAGGTGTGATCTATGAATTGCTCTGTGCAGCTGTGACCAGTGCGGGGCAAACAATTCAGTTAGCTGGCTACTTGGCGATTATACCTGATTTACCGTGAAGATTACGGCTGAACACGTAGAGAGCCTTGGCTTGTATCTGAGCCCCAGGTACGATCAGGTTGCCGCTACTCCAGAGTTTCATCGTGAGTGTTGGGCTCTTTACTGCAGCGACTATCCTAATGTGGCTGTTGCTGCGCCGCGCAAGCACGCGAAGTCGACGGCGCTGACGCAGGTATTCGGACTGGCGTGTGTACTGTTTAGAGCTGAAGACTACATCATTATCTTCAGCTCTACCGAAGAGCTAGCTATTGAACAGCTAGATAACATCGCCGTCGAACTTAGAGAGAACGAAGATCTCGTCCGCGACTTCGGCATCAAGGGCTTCATTACAGACATGAAGACCGACATAATCGTGGAGTGTAACGATGGACACCAGTTCCGAATCCTCGCCAAAGGCTCAGAACAAAAGATCCGTGGCCGCAGGTGGCGAGGCAAACGCCCTGGACTGCTCCTCGGAGACGACCTAGAAGACGACGAGCAGGTCGAATCCAAAGATCGTAGGGCAAAGTTTCGACGTTGGTTCTTTCGGGCGGCAAGGCCAGTCTTACGAAAGGGCGGCCGTGTCAGGGTGCATGGCACCATCTTGCATGAGGATAGTTTACTTGCTAATCTGATGAAGGACAAGATGTGGCAGCATTTATTCTACAAAGCCCACACCTCGTTCGACGATTTCTCGAATCGCCTGTGGCCCGAACAGTTCTCTGAAAAGGATCTGCGGAATGAGCGTCAAGTCTTCATCAACCGTATGGACCCCGCAGGGTACAGTCAGGAGTACCTTAACGATCCCTTCGACTCAGAGGATGCTTATCTCCGCCGCGAAGACTTCATCCCCATGTCCGCCGACGACTTCGCGACTGATAAGGTTGTTTGTGCGGCAGCAGATTTCGCAGTCTCGACTCTTGACACTGCTAACCGAACATCCTTCTCTGTGGGTGGCAAGGATTCAGCCAACATACTCTGCTTTATTGACCAGCGTGTCGGCAGATGGGACTATCTCGAGATTATAGAGGAGATGTTCTCTATACAACAGAGATGGAACCCGCAGGTGTTCTTTGTGGAGGCAGGGGTTATATGGAAGACTCTAGAGCCTACGATTTTCAAAGAGATGCGAAGGCGAGACATTTGGATTAGTCTAGAGCCCGTTGCTTCAACTAAGGATAAGGCCGTTCGTGGCCGTTCGCTTCAAAAGCGAATGCGCGCCGGAGGATGCCGTTTTGACAAGGAAGCCTCGTGGTACGCGGACTTTGAGACTGAATTGCTCAGATTTACTGGCGCTAACGAAGCTACTCTCGACGATCAGTTTGATTCCGCTTCGTTGCTATGCCGTGGGTTCGAATCCCTCGCCGAGGTCGAAGCAGAAGACTTCTACACCCAAGAGGATATAGAGTTTGAGGCACAGAGTACCCGCCTTCGCGCTGGCGGTGATGGGCGATCTAGAGTGACTGGATACTGATGTTAGACCTAGAGAAAACCCTCTCTATCAACAGGGATCTAATTCAGTCCCCTAATCTCTGCGATCGCTTTACCGACGCCGATCTCGACTCCCTCGGCCGGACCGTTATCGAAGGCTACAAAAAGGATCGTGCCTCTCGTTTTAAGTGGGAGCGGCGGATGAACGCTGCGATGGACCTAGCGATGCAGGTGCAGGTTGCCAAAACTTTCCCCTGGCCAGGTTGCAGTAATGTCATTTTTCCCCTTGTGACTATTGCTGCTCTGCAGTTCTCCGCCCGCTCCTACACTAATATGATGCAGGGGACTAACGTGGTGCGCTATCGCGTTATAGGAAAGGACGATCAGTCGGCGCATGATCGCTCTTTGCGCATCGGCAAGCATATGAGCTGGCAGGTCTTGGAACAAGACCAGGCTTGGGAAGAGGAGCACGATAGGCTGTTGATTAATCTGGCAATCGTAGGTACTTCGTATATCAAGTCATACTACGACCCAGGTCTTGGCTATCCAGTAGACGAACTGGTCACGGCTCGTGACCTGGTGATGGACTATTGGTCTAAGTCTGTTGAACGGTCGGCGCGGGTTACGCAGCATGTTCCTCTTTACAAGAACGAGATCTACGAACGCGTCCTGCGAAAGACCTTCCGCGACGTAAGAAACGAAGCATGGTTCGGAAGGGCTCCGCCGTCGGATTATGACTCCCTTGTTATTCAGGCCGACAGACGTGAAGGCACGCAAAACACTCAGCCTGATGAAGAGAGCGCATATCGAACCCTCGAACAGCATCGTTGGTTTGACTTCGACAAGGACGGCTATTCTGAGCCCTATATTTGTACCGTTGAGGCCGCTACAGGTCACGTCCTACGAATAGTTGCTAGGTTTGACGAAGACGGCGTGGAGCGGATCAATTCAGGTAAAATCCTGCGAATCAATCCAGAGACATTTTATACTAAGTATTCCCTGATCCCGAATCCCGAAGGCGCCTGCCTTGATCTTGGCTTCGGCGTATTTCTTGGCCCGATCAACGAATCTGTCAACTCTGGTATCAACCAGATCCTTGATTCTGGAACTCTCCAAAACAGTCTTGGAGGTCTCCTAGGCCGCGGTGCCAAGATGCGAGGCGGCGTATACACTATGGCTCCTTGGGAATTCAAGCGTGTAGACATGTCTGGCGACGACATCCGCAAGAATGTCTACATGTTCCCTGAGCGTCAGCCTAGCGACGTGATGTTTAAGCTTCTGGGTCTCTTGGTCGAGTATGCTAACAGGATCGCGGGTACCGTCGATGCTACTGTAGGTGAAAACCCCGGGCAGAATACCCCTGCCTCTACCTACCAAGGCATGACTGAGCAAGGCCTGCAGATCTACGGCATGACTTTCAAGCGTTACTGGCGGTCGCAAAAAGAAGAATTCAAGAAGCGTTACGCTTTGAATAAGAAATACCTTGAGACCCAGAAGTCTTTTGGTTCGGGAGAGGACTTCATTAGACGAGAGGATTATACGGGCAATCCTGATCAGGTGGCGCCGGTCGCCAATCCTCGGGTTACATCGACTATAATGCGCACGATGCAAGCTGGTGCGATCCTCGATGCCGCCCTTCGTATCCCCGGATTCGAGCGCAAAGAAGCAGTCAAAGGTTGGCTAGAGTCTATTGAGGCCGAAGGCATTGATCGCCTCTATCCTGGCGAAGGCGCCGTCCAGCCGCTTCCGAACTTCCGTCTCCAGATTCAGGAACTGAAGTTCAAAGAAGCCCAGATGAAGGAACAGGGCAAGAAGCAGATCGAGGCACTCAAGCTTCTAGAGCAGAAGCGCGTTAACAATGCTAAGATCGCTCAGCTCGAAGCTCAGGCTCTCAAGCTGTTGAAGGAAGCCAGCGTCAAAGATATAGAAGTCCAGATCAACGCCCTCAATTCCTTGATCGACGCTCATAAGGATTTCGGAGAGATGATGAACCAACGTATCGAGTTATTGCTTGCCGGAGGCAGCGAAGGTGGAGAAGGCAACGCTGGTGGAGATACCGACGAAGGAAGAATGGGCAAGATGGCTCCAACTGGGGCCAACAAGGGCTCTTCAGCGAGCACTGGAGGCAGCCCAACAGGGTCTAATGGAGCAATGGGCGGACGGTAGGTTTCAGGCAGACACTGAAACAGAATGGCAACATACAGCTATTGCGAATGCCGGGGCCCTGGGCGAACTTATGGCCTACAGGCGCATAAGGGATCTTGAGTACGAACAACTATTAACGCTATTAGGAGTAGAGGAAGATGAGCGAAGTAACGAAGTGGAACCTAACGGGCCTTGAACCGTTGGGCCATGCGATTCTTTGTGAGCCCTACGAGCCAGAGTTTAGAGATTCTAAGATCGCAATCCCTGATCACGTCCGTGCTAGTACAAAGCAGCGAGAAATGCGCGCAGTCGTGATTTCTATTGGCCCCGATGCCTGGAATCGTCCAGATCGCGAACCGATGACTCAGAGATGCAAGGTAGGGGACAAGATACTAATTTCGCGCTTCGCCGGCGTAATCGTTCGTTCGCCGGTCGATGGCAAGGACTACCGTTTGTGTAATGATGAAGATGTTTTTTGTCGTATAACCGCCGAGTCCTGGGAACAGGTCGGCGTGACTGATCCGCTTGCCGAACCAAAGAAAGAGCAAGCTTCGTTGAGAGGAGTAAAGTAACGTGGCTGACCCAACTGCTGAAGATCGTGCCAGAGAAATGGGCTGGTTGCCAAAGGAAGAGTACCGAGGCCAAGCTGAATGGATCGACGCCGAAGCTTATCTGAAGCGTGGCGAATCTATGATGCCCTTCCTTCGTGCCAACAATCGTAAGCTTGATGAGCAGAACCGCGCTCTACAGGCCCGCCTCGAAGAACAAGGTCGGTTGCTCAAGGCTAACGAAGCTGCGCTCAACGAGCTTCGCGAAGTCAACAACGAGCGCACTCGCGAAGCGGCTGAACAGAGCGTCGATGATCTGATCCAGGGCATCAAAGAAGCCCGCACTGCTAACGACGTGGACAAGGAAATTGAACTTCAAGGCCGATTGGACGACACTCGTGCGAAGCTTCGCGAAGCTGAGCGGACCAAGACTAAGCCGAACGCGGACGGTACTGTTGGCGAAGACTTTACTCAGAGGCAGGAATGGAAAGATTTCTCTGCTGCTAACCCTGATATTGTCAATGATCCTGTTGCTATTGCTACGGCGAATGCTATCATGATTCAGATGATAGCCAAGGGCGAGATTACTTCGACGATGACACCGCAGGCAAGGTGGCAGAAGGTAGCAGATGCTACCAAAAAGCGCCTTGGCATCGTAGATAACGCTCGGCGGCAGGAGCCGTCTAAGGTTGAAGGTTCTCGTCCTTCAGGCGAAGGATCTTCAGAGCGATCCACGGGTGGAAAGTCATTCTCCGATCTACCCCAGGCCGCCAAAGACGCCTGTGGGCGGCAGGAAAAAGATTCTCGTCTAGTAGGCCCTGGGAAGAAGTACAAAGACGTTGCTGCCTATCGTGCCTACTATGTTGGAAAGTATTTTGAAGGAGAAGAGTGATGGCTGAGGTAACTAAGACTGAGATGAAGCCTGTAACGAACCCTGCGCTGCCTGCAGAGGAACGAAAGCGCCCTCCCCGTGTACCTATGAACACCGCACGGCAGCGACTACAGACTCGTGAGATTGAGGGATATCGGCTGTATTGGTTTAAAGAGGAAAATGTCCCTGCCGCCCTCGATGCTTACTACGAGTTCGTCAGCCCTCACGAAGTTCATTTGAACCAGCTGACAGTATCTAACAGCGCCGTTCAGCCTGGCGGCACCGATATGGGCTCTCGAATGAGTCTCATCGCAGACAAGACCGACGCTGGGCTGCCCGTTCGAGCCTACTTGATGAAGATCAAGCTCGAATACTTCAAGCAAGATCAAGAAGACTTCGCCAAGCGCAACGGTACAGTTCTAGAAGCTATGTTCGGCAATGAGGTGTCTGGCGATGTTTCTGTCGATGACACAGGCCGAATCGTAGTCAAGCAACACGACCCTCTTGTTTATATAGACCGCGACCGTACAGGTATCATGAACAAGAAAACGCGAAAGCTCGCTCGTCTCGGGCGAGGTCGATTAACCTAACCATGGAGACCAACTAAATGGCCTTTGTTAACCCAAACAGGCCAGCAGGGCTGTCTCCTGTCGCATACCTGAACGGTGCAAACTACGATGGTAAAGGCAGGTTGTACAGCATTCTGGCAGCCAATACCAATCCCTTTTATGTAGGGGACTTGGTAGTTCCTGTGGGTGGTGGCGCGGCTACTGCAGCAGACACGCTCGGTATTCCCGCTATTACTCTTGCTACCGCAGGTGCAGTATCTATAGGCGCTATTGTTGCAGTCGGCACGACTGCAGATGGTGGCCCATATGCTAATCCTGCAAACCTCAATCAGAACTTCCGTCCCACTGGTGCGCAGACAATCAATTACTACGCCCTGGTTTCGGACGACCCAAACATCATCTACGAGATCCAAGAAGGCAGCACCGGCACCAATCTTACCAGAAACGTAGTACAGAGGAACGCGAATATCCTCTATGCTGCGCCAGCTACAGGTGTAGTGGTGTCCGGGACGACCTTGGACAACACCACAGTCGCTACGACTGCGACTCTGAATCTCAAAATTCTGAGTTTCGCTCGTAGGCCGATGGATAACAATTTCGTGACCTCTCCCGCAACAGGCGGCGGTGCGCAGAAATGGTGGGTGTTGATTAATAACCACTATTATCGCGCCGGCATAGCTGCTGCTTAGGAGGCACTAAATGGCTATCGGTGGTGTAATCTCAACTGGTGCACATCCAAAAGCACTTTGGCCCGGTGTGCACGCTTTTTGGGGTCAGCGATACGACGAGCACCCGAAAGAGTATCCTGACCTCTTTGATGAAATCGACTCTGAGATGGCCTACGAGCAGGACGTTATGGTCACAGGCTTTGGCCTGCCAAACGTCAAGCCAGAAGGCGGAAGCGTAACCTATGACTCTGAAATTCAGGGCGTGGTGGCTACGTATCCGCACATTGGATATTCGCTAGGCTATATAGTAACGTTCGAAGAGATTCGAGATAACCTTTACGAAAAGGTATCCATGAATCGTGCCTGGGCAAATGCTTTCAGCATCACCCAGGGCATCGAGAACATCTGCGCCGCGATCTATAACGACGCATTCCTTGGCCAGGTGTTTGTCGGTGCTGATGGTCAGGTTCTGTGCTCCAGCGGGCATCCCAATGCCACCGGCGGCACCTATTCAAATGCCCTGACCCCTGGCGCAGACCTCATGGAAGCATCGCTCGAAGACATCTGCATCCAGGCAATGGGTCTGCAGACGGACCGCGGGCTGCTCATCAGCATCCTCCCCGAGTCCCTGCATATCCCTCGCCAAGAGTGGTTCAACGCGAATCGCATTCTCAAGAGCGTACTACAGCCTGGAACTGCGAACAACGACATTAATGTCCTTAAGGCAACCAATGCGTTTCCGAAGGGCATTAAGCTCAACCACTACTTCACAAGTCCACACGCCTGGTTTGTGAGAACAAACTGCCCGCACGGGATGCAGCTGTTCTGGAGAGATCATCCTCTCTTCGATATGGATAATGATTTTGACACTAAAAATGCAAAAGCATCAACTTACTTCCGGTTGTCCGTGGGAAACACAGATCCACGAGGTATACTCGGCAGTAATGGTCCTTGATAGGAGGGCATAACGATGGCACTTCTACCACGTTCTCAGCCCCCGACCAGGGTACCAAACGGATCTACGACAGATCCGCCCTATGGGCCGCTTGCGTTGTCAGGAATGGGAAATCCATTCTTTTATCATCAATTTTCTGATGATTTTGACAACCTTCTAGGCCCATCAGGAGCTTACACTATCACAGCCTCGGGTGGATCAGTAGTCCACTCCGCTGGTGATGGTGGATTGGCTCTGTTCACGACTGGAGCGGTTGCAGGTAACTTTGCAGAAGCTCAGTTGCCGGCGGCCTCATTCACATTACCTTTGACAGGCATCAATCCTCCCGTTACGGCGAACTCGTCGAAGAAGCTGTTTTACCTCACTCGGCTTCAATTGAGCGATGTAACTCTCAGTACGTTCATTGCGGGTCTGTGCTCTACTACGGCTGCGCCGTTTGGTGGCGCAGGTGGAACACAGAACGTTGCAGATGGACTGTTCTTCTATAAGGCGCCCGGTGGGACGGTTCTTCAGTTACTCAACGTAGCTTCAAACGCGAATTCTCCTACAGGTACCGGATTCACAAATACCTTTACCATTCCAACCGCGGCTTACAGCCTAGTTAATGCTACTAACATCGACCTTGGATGGGCTATTGATGGTAATCAAAACCTGTTCATCTTTGTTGGTTCTCAGTTGATTGGCTGGATGCCTCAGTCAGGAACCGGTGCTGCGAGCTCTGCCGGCGTGCCGACCCTTCCTGTTCTTGGCCCTGTGATGGCGAACTACAACTTCCAGGCCCAAGGCGGACAGGCAGCAACGCCGATCATGTACAGTCTCGCGAACCTCAATGTAACTCTAGGTGTCTGCAATGGTGTGACTGCCGTCGCAAAGACGATGACGGTGGATTGTCACTGTTGTCAAAAGGAACGATAGGAAGGAGAATCATGGTCGGGCTCGATAATGGACGAAATTATTGGGTCCGACCATGAACATGCTTGATATAACAACTCCCCACGATGGATCTAAGAACGTTACGGTTCTTGTCAAGGGCATTTTGGATGAAGAGCTTCATCTCACGCCGATCCTCTTGGCTGAAAAGCTAAGCGGACAGCCAAAGAAGATAAAGTTGACCGAGGCATTGTGGCTAGTACAGGAGAAAATGGGCATAGCGCTCTGGTGGAAGAAAGACGATTTAATAGCGCCGATGGAGAGTAGAAACTCGATTCGTTTGGATCGAGGATGGGATTCTCCTAAAGACTGGGGTGGGATCATATTGTTATCAAGCTTCAATTGGTCCCCGAATCGTAAATTCTTTACTCTCGAAGTAGGGTTTGATAAACAGTGACAACGCCCGCATTAGGCACCCCTAATCGCGTCATTACGACAGCTTATCGTAATGCGGGTTATCTTGAGCGTGGTCAGGATGCTGATTCTGAAATGCTAGCCGACGGCATGAGTCGGCTCAATGATATGATTAACCTGTGGCAAACCCAGGGTTTAAAGCTTTGGCTCCAGTCTGACCTAACGATTCCGTTGGTACAGGGGACAAATCTTTATACCATTGGACCGACCGGCAGTGTAGTAATGACGAGGCCGACTCGAGTACTGCCAGAGGGCTATTTCAGGGACCAGAACAACGTTGACAGGCCGCTGTTTGGTATCTCTAGAAACGAGTGGGATACGTTGTCGCTAAAAACCAGCGGAGCCTCTCAGCAAGGCACTGTAGTCAATTTCTTCGTTGACAAGCAAGTCGCCTCGATGAACGTCTATGTATGGCAGACGCCTAATGCCAACGCCGCCCTCGGTACAGCTCACGTTCTCATCCAACAGCAGCAAACCAACGTCATAAGCCTTGTAGATACGATGGTGTTTCCACCTGAATGGTTTCTTGCACTATGCTGGGGGTTATCGAACGAGATATCCACTGGTCAGCCCCAGTCCGTTATAACCCGCTGCGGGATGATGGCTAAGATATACCACGATGCTCTGGAAGATTGGGATGTCGAAGATCCGTCGATGATGTTACAGCCAGATCCGCGCACCCAGTACGTCGGCAACAAGTTCGTATGAGCGTTCCACAAGAACAGATGCAGGACCAGCAAGCCTCTACAGTGAGGCAGCCAAAGCGCTGGCCCTTGGCGACTAATCCGCATAATCGTGACTATACGATTTCTAAAGATGCGAGGCTGGTTAATTGCTATGCCGAGCTGAATAAACAGCTTGGTACCTATGAAGTAGAGAAACGTCCTGGTACGGGAGCTGTGCTTTACAACATAGGCTTTTCGGCATCTGGCAACGGCATGTACTTGTGGCAGCGTGGCTCAGCCATTGGAGAGGTCTACGCCATCTTCGGCAGCCAGCTGTACAAAAACGGCGCAGCCTTTGGCGCACCTCTCAGTAGCCCTACTACTGTAGAGTACTTCGCTCAGATTCCTGCCGGTGGAGCCACTGCGAAGCTGATGTTTGCGGACAACAACTTCGGCTATTTTACAGATGGAACCACCTTAACCAAAATAGTCGATGCTAACTTCCCAACTGCTCTTGCTTCGGGAGTAATATTTCTGGATGGTACGTTCTACGTAATGGACGTGAATGGCAATATCAAGGGAAGCGCTCTTAACGATCCATCTACTTGGCCTGCACTAAACACTATTGCTGCGAATCAAGAAGGAGACTTCGGCGTCTATTTGGCTAGGCATTTTACCTACGTAGTAGCTTTAAAGAGCTATACTTGCCAGGTGTTTCAGGATGCAGGCAACCCTACCGGGTCGCCCTTGTCTCCGGTACCAGGCGCCTTTTCTAGTTATGGCTGCCTAGATGGTAATACTGTACAGCAAATAGACGATGTCTTACTGTGGGTAACTATCAGCAAGGGCCAGTCTGCGTCTCCGCAGATAGCGCGAATGGACGACCTTACAGCTAGAATTGTCTCTAACCCGTTCGTGGATAGGCTACTATCTGGTCTTATCACTATAGGTGGCGGGTTCAGATCTGTTGCTATGAAGATCGCTGGGCACAGGCTCTATATCTTTACTTGTTTGAACGCTACGTTTAGTCTGGTGTACGATTTAGATCAAGATTTATTTTACGAATGGACTGACTCTACTGGGACTAGCTTTTGGCCCTTTGTGGCTTTTTGTCCTCGAACATTTCCGCCTTCTACCCTTGCGGGACAGATGCTAGTACAGCACCAGATCAACGGGACTATAGCTCCCATAGATGCTGATTTCATATACCCAACAGATGTTCCTCCCGCGTCGGCCACGGGGCCTCCTTGTCCAGTAGACATCTATACGCCCAACTATGACGGCGGGTCAACCAGACGGAAGTATCTCAAGGCGATGTACTTCAAGTCTGACCGAGTAGTCGGAAGCAAGATTATCTGTAGGTTCAATGACAACGACTATGCTGCAGGATACTGGTCTAATCCTAGGGAAGTTGATTTGAGCCTAGTCAAGCCACGACTTACAGATTGCGGAACGTTCATTAATCGTAGGGCGTATCATATTCATCATCAGTCTCCTACGCCGATGAGAATACGTGCGATAGATCTTCAAATGGACTTCGGAACGCTCTAATGGAACAAACTCCTAGCATTTACGAAGATCTGCTGGTCACAGATCCAGAAAAGCCGAGGCAGGTCAGTGTTCACTGGTGGCGCTGGTTTAACTCAGTCGGGCAAAGCGTAACTAGCCTTCAGTCCACCAGCAGTGGTGGCCCCAGCGCCTTCGGTCCTATCGTCGCAATAGACCGTATTACCTCCACCAATTCTGGGGCGGGGCAGACTGGCGGCGATGTCTTCTTCGTCGGCGCTGGCGCTGGCCAGTACACACAGCTTTCCGACCTAATCATAATCGGTCACAACGCGCTCTCAGCAGGTACAGCCGGAACGCCAGTTACAGATGCGAATCTAGCGGGCACTATCGTTATTGGCTCAGGCGCAGCGTCGGTACTAACATCAGCTACTGGTCAAGGTGGGATCGGTCAGAACGGGCCTAATACCGTTATAGGCTTCAACGCACTGCACACTGCGATCAACTGTAATTCCAGTACGGTTATCGGCTCTAATGCGTTCGCGCAGTATAACAACCCCGCGACGCTGCAGCAGTTCGGGGCTAACGTTTTTATAGGCGAGAGTGTCGGCAAGAACGTAACTCCAACCTTTGGAGGAAACGCGGCTTACGAATCTGTAGTTATCGGCTATCTAGCTGCTTCAGCTCCAGTGTCTGGTCAGGGTGGAGTCGACATTGGCCAAACTGTAGTAATTGGCTGGAAAGCTTGTGGCAACTTCGTTGGAACGGGTGGTGGAACTGGGATAGATCGCTGCGTCGTTATTGGTGCGCAAGCGGCGAGCGGCGTAGGAGACACCAATAACGATAACGTTATCATTGGCTTCAGTGCTGGAGCAGGTATAGCAGGATCGAGCAGAAATGTCTATATTGGCACGGACGCCAAAGGCGGTGATGGTGTTACTCCTGATACTGACAACGTAGCTATTGGCAGCGCCAACAATACCACAGGTGTATTTGCTGGTGTGATAGGCAATGTCGTTATTGGAGCAGGCGCATCGAACTCTACGAGTAGCAATTGTATTCTCCTCGGTGTTGGATGTGGGTCGAAGAATACGCAGCCGATCAGCCAGCTTGATGGGCAGTTGTTGTTCGAGACGGTCAATACCCCGATTACAGGGACGCGTTCGGCGATTCTCTACGGGCGTATCTCGTCGGCGAGTCCTGGCGGACTCGTCGTCGGGCATTCGACACCAGGAGTCGATCGCGATATACCAGGATTCAATATCCTCAAGTTAATCAACGGCAGCAAAACCGGCGTCAGCCCCCTTGGTGGTGGCTTCCTGTATTCAAGCGCCGGCGCGCTTCATTGGATGGGTACCAGCGGTACGGATACCACGATCGCTGTTGCCTAAGGAGAAACCCATGACAGAACTTGTCCGCATCACCCCTGAACAAGCCGCGTGGCTGCTCGACGTGCTGAACCACCCCAACATGGCGGTTCCGACTTCAGATACGAAGAAGCTTCGACTCGCTTCTGACACTAAAGAGGCACTCGAAGCGCTTGCCCAGCCCGCGAAGCTTTCTGCAGTGAAATAGTAAAGCGGATCGTTTGCTGCATGAACCTCCAAGAATATCATTCCAAAATGCAAGCCCTGGTTGAATTCAATAGGGTTCCAGGAACTACTTGGGCGGATAAGATAGCTTATCTGGCCTATACAATGCGCAACGATAGAGATTGTCCAGTAACCCATAAGTTCGAGCGGGGGTGGTATATCAGGGAAATTTTCATCCCCGCGCAGACCTATTTCATTGGGCGAGTGCATGTGGAGGGGCATATCTGTAAGCTGGTTAGTGGAAGGGTGATGCACATAGAAGAACACAACAGGATGATCAGAGAAGCTCCTTATACGATGCATACTTCCAAGAAGTACCAGGTGGTAATATACACCTACACCGACGTAGTTGGCCGAACGTATCACTCCAATCCGGACGACCTGCGGGACATCGACAAGCTCGAATCCTTGATATTCGAGCCTGTTAATGACGTGCTAGAGCATGGTAGGCTGATTGCAGGGGAGCTTCTGACGTGACCGGCGTAGTTACAGCTACCGCGGCTGCCGTCGTAGGAGCCGGCGCAGCCGTCTATGGTGCTGTTGAAGCTGGCCAGTCTCAAGGCCAAGCCCGTGGAATGGCCTCTACAGTTTTTGGTGAACAGCAACAGTATGCACAGCAGCTGGCCGCACTGATAGCTGATCCGAGTTCAGTCAAGAATCTCCCCGGCTATCAATTCCAAATGCAGCAGGGCACCGACGCCGTCGCTCGTCAGATGGCGGCAAGTGGATTCCTCGGGTCGGGGAATGAAGCTACAGCATTAGAGCAGTACGGACAGGGACTGGCGTCAAGCTTCTATGGACAACAGACTAGCCTACTGGCATCGCTTGCAGGACTCACAGCGCCGTCGAGTCCAAGCCAGTTGAGCGGCGCTGCAACTGGAGCTTCGCAGAATAGCTTCAATCAGCTTATGACACTCTTAGGCCAAGCAGGAATGTTTGCTGGTAGATTTGGAGGTTCGTCAGCTGGAGGCGCAGGCGTAACAGCTGCAGATCAAAACCTGTTAGCTTCAGGAGGCTATTCCAATATCGGCCCCACGATGCCAGCGGGCGGCGGATACACCTACAATACCCCAGGATGGCCAGGCGGATGAGCACTCCCGAGCCATTCGGTCCTGTTAGCGGCTATATTGCTGGCCAAGAGGCTTCGCAGAACCTACAACTAGGTCAGCTGAAATTGGCCGAAGGCGGCTATAAGGTTCAGTCTGAAGCTGTTGCCTTAGAATCTGCCAAGATGATGCTGGAGAAGCAGAAGCAGTTTGCCAAGTACATGGCTAAGTTAAACCAGGGAGGCCAAGGTGTAGCGGCTGGTGGTGGAGACAACGCGGCCAAAGAACTAGCCACTCGATTGTTCTCTATGTCCGATGCCGCGCTTCGATCTGGACTTCCAGAAGAAGCTGGCAATATCATGGAGCATGGAGAGAAGCTTCTGAAGGGGCATATGGAGCTGGAACAAGCTGCGCTCCAACGCCAACTTTCGTCAGCGCAACTTATCTCTAACCTGGTCAAAGATGTCAAGCCTGGAGATACTGAAGAGTTTCGTAAGCGTATCCACATCGGCATGGGAATTCTGGGTCAGTCTGTTGATCCTAAGCTCTTGCAAACCGAGTTTACGAAAGAAGTGAAAGATCGGTTGATGCAAACATCAGAAACAGTTATGCAAGAAACTGAAAGGAAGCTACGAGAGGCTGATAAGACTCGTGTCGAAGCTGAAACTGACCTGGCCCGCCGTCGGCTTGGGTTAGTCGATGCGCAGACAAGATCTGCTTCAGCTCGGGCAGATGCTTTGAAGAAAGCTGGCGGGTTGACCAAGAAAGATCAACAGGTTCTTGACCTTCGCCAGGATACCATCAACGACATAGATGATTTGATCACTCAGATCCAAGACAATCCGAACGTCACTGGACTTCATGGTAGGTTCTCCGAGGCGGCTGAAACAGCTAGAACTATTACTGGAGCAGGTAGTCAGGAGACGCCTGCGCATCAGTTCTCTACTACGATGGATGCGCTGTTGCTCAAACTGCCGAAAGCGCTTACAGGCACAGCTAGATCAGCGGCGGACGAGAGGAAGCTTGTCGCTGGCATCGCAGACCTCCGCCGACTCGGCACTACCGACACCAT